GAATTTTAACCTCTACTCAGTAATAGATTCAATTCAATACACTGAATATTCTGAAGGTGGTGGTCATTATGATTGGCATATGGATATTGGTCCTGGTTCAATTAGCCATAGAAAAGTCTCTATTACAATTCAACTTTCAGATCCTAGTGAATATGAAGGTGGAGATTTAGAACTATGGTATGGAGGTAGTATAATACAAATTCCAAAAAATAAAGGTTTAACAGTTTTATTCCCAAGCTTTTCAATGCACCGAGTAACCCCAATTACTAAAGGTACTAGAAAAAGTTTAGTTTTATGGGTAGGTGGCGAACATTATAAATAATCTTAACATGCAAATATCAGCTTTTATAATTGATGATTTCTATAGTGATGTAGACGAATTAAGAAAATTCGCCTTGCAACAAGATTTTGGAATTAAAGGAAATTACCCAGGTAATAGAACAAATCCATTCCTAAATGATTCTATGAAAGAAACTATTGAAAATATAGTATTCCCACATTACGGAAAAGTAACTTATTGGTCAGAAGAACAATATACTGGAGCATTTCAATATACTACATCACGTGATCGTTCTTGGATTCATGCTGATCAAACCACTAAGTGGGCAGGTGTATGTTATTTAACCCCAGATGCTCCTTTAAGTGCTGGTACAGCTTTATATAAGCATAAACTAACTGGTTTATCTATGGCTCCTAGAAAAGAAGATGGCAGTTATGATCTTGAATTATTAGCTCTAATTAATAGAGATTCTCAAGATATGACTAAATGGGAATTAGTAGATAGGTTAGGAAATAAATACAATCGTTTAGTTTTATATCGTGGAGATCACTTCCATATGTCTATGGATTACTTTGGTCAAGATTTATATGATAGTAGATTATTCCAAACATTTTTCTTTGACACTGAACTTTAATTTATGCTAGTTGTAAAAAAACCTACAGCTATTCTCTATAATTGGTATAAACAAGGTACCTTTGAACTTATCTCAGATGTTTATTTCCAAGAAAATTTAGAAGAAAAAGTTATAGTATATTCATTACCCTATACAGGTAATGTAGAGAGTGACTTTGCTCTCTATAAACCTGATCTAATCATCCATACTCAGGAAAATATTAACATACCCCATAAATTTTTACAAGCTAGATCTTTTAAATACTCCCAATACCCAGCTGATAATATTTTAGCTAATGATATTGTGTGTCAATCTACCTTTAGAAACAGTACTAACACACAACCTGTATTCTCAGTATTTACCCCTACCTATAAAACCAATGAGCGTATTTTAAGAACTTATGAAAGTTTAAAAAATCAAACATTCACAGATTGGGAGTGGGTTGTATTAGATGATTCACCTGATGATATAACTTGGGATATTTTACAAGATTTAGCTAAAACTGACTTTAGAGTTAAACCTCATAAACTATACCCTTTAACAGGAGGTAATGTAGGTTTAGCTAAAAACCGAGTAGCTTCTTTGTGTAATGGTACTTGGTTAGTTGAATTAGACCATGACGATACTTTAATCAGTACATGCCTAGAAGAATGCAATAACGCATCTTTACAATTCCCAGACGCAGGTTTTATCTATAGTGACGTTTGTGAGTTATATGAAGATGGTCAAATGAGACATTACGATCATGATTGGTCAGGTAATTGGTACGCTAGAGAAGACAATTATTTTGATTTTGGTTATGCTGGGCATACTTGGGTTGAGGCCGACAGTAAAATGTATTTAAACCACCATTATCCCGATATTAACCCGCTGTCCATCCGTTTTAACATAAGTATGCCGAACCATGTAAGAATGTGGCGTAAAGACGTTTATAACCAAATAGGAGGTCATAGTAAATATTTCCCTGTAGCTGATGATTATGAACTTATAGTTAGAACATTTTTACATACTAAAATGATCCATGTTAAAAAGATGCTTTATTTACAATGGAATAATGGTAATAGCACAGTAGATAATAACGCTAAAGATATTAACAGAAGAGCAAGACTTATACGAGATCACTATGATAAGCAAATCCATGATCGTATATTATTATTAGGTAAACAAGATTGGAATTGGGACAATGAATTAGGGCATTCTCAAAAATTCCAAAATAGTGCCCCTATAAGAAAATATTTTGAAGAAGAACAAGTTTTAAACTATATATATGAATAAAAATAGACCTACTATTGTTTTTGCTACAATGTGCAAAAACGAAGAACACTGTATTTTAGAAACCCTAAAATCAGTTGCCCCTTACATTGATCATTGGATCGTATGTGATACAGGTTCCACAGATAAAACTATTTCTATAGTTAAAAAATTCTTTAAAGAAAAAGGTATTCCTGGAAAACTTTATCAAGATGAATGGGTAGGCTTTGACTATAATAAAACTTTGATGATTCAAAGAGCTAAAGACAAAGCAGATTACATTATGCACTTAGATGCTGATGACCAGCTAGTAGGAGAATTTAAATTTTCCCTAGAAGAATCAGGAAAAGACGCTTATCACATCCCAGTTAGAAGAGGTAGTGCTGAATGGAAAGCTTTGATTTTATTTAAGGGTAATTATACTTGGAAATTTTGTGGTGTAGCTCATACTACTATTAAAGCACTTGAAATCCCATCATACAATAGTGGAGATTTATCCCATTACGGGTATTACATTTCAGGTGAAGGTATTGGTTCAAGAGCATTTGATCCTAAAAAATATCTATATGATGCTGAACGTCTGCAAAAACAATTCTGGGATACTCTAATTTCAGATCCAGACGGGTTAAACAATCGCTCTATATTTTATACAGCTCAAAGCTATATGGATTATGGAATGTATGATGAAGGTTTAAAATGGAATCGTTTATATCTTAAAGTAAAAGATACTTGGATTGAAGAGGCATTTGAAGCCCAAATGAGAGTATCTCAATGTCTAATGGCTCTAGGAGCAGATTTAAATGAGATTATAGCTGAAATGGATAAAGCTATAGCAATATTCCCTGATAGATCTGAACCATGTGTTCATTTGGGAAGATATTTAAACCAAAAAGGACAACATGAGTTAGCTTACAAATATCTAAAACAAGCTACTCGTAATAATATAGCTAATATTAAAAGTAAATATGTTTTATTCATTAACCAGTATTGCTACGGTAAATACATTAATGATGAATTATCTGTAGCTTGTTTTTGGACTAATAGACTTGAAGAAGGATTTAATTATTTAAAACAAATTATTAATGATCCTGAATTTGAACCTCAACAAAAAAGACTAAATTCAAACCTTCAACATTTTACTGATAAGTTAAATGGAAACTAAGACTTTAATTATAGGAGGAGGCATAACTGGACTTTCAGCTGCCTCCTTCCTATCTCATCCAGACTATTTAATTTTAGAAAAAGACTCTATACCTGGTGGTTATTGTAAAACCACTATTAGAGGAGATTATACATGGGATTATTCAGGTCATTTTTTTCATTTTAATAATCCTGAAATTAAAGATTATGTCTTAGAAAATATGGAATCTGAAATGCTTCAGGTCACCAAGATAACAGACATAGATTATAAAGGTACTATTATAGATTTTCCTTTTCAATTTAACATCGATCAATTACCTGAAGAAGAATACAAAGAGTGTTTAGCAGATCTAGATAATTTAGGAGAAGCTGATTTATCTACGTTTAAGTCATTTGTAAGATCTACTCTAGGTAAAGGCATTTGTGATAAGTTTATTATCCCTTACAACGAGAAGTTATATGCCTGTGACTTAGATGAGTTAGAGTATGACTCAATGGGTAGATTTTTTCCTAAAAGTAAATCTAAATCATATAACGATACATTCATTTACCCAAAAGGAGGTAGTTATGAGTATATTAAGTCGGTTCTTAAAAGATTAGACAGTAACAAGATTCTACTTAATACTGAACTTCTAGAATTAGATTTAGAAAATAAAATAGCTAAAACTAATAAAGGAGATATTAAATTTGAACAACTAATTAGTACTCTACCTTTTAATAAACTTCACCCCAATCCTAAACTCTCAGCAAACAAAGTAGCTGTGTTCAATTTAGGTTTTAATAAAGGATCAGATATTAAAACCCATTGGAGATATTTTCCAGGCAATGAAATATTTTATAGAGTAGGATTTTACAATAACATATTAGGACAGGAAAAACTAAGTCTATATGTTGAAATCGGAGCTAACGTAGATCAAAAACTAAACGAATCTGAACTTTTAATGCAAGTTCTCGCTGATTTAGAAGATTGTGGTATAATTGAAGATGGTGTACATGAACTAGTTTCTCACCAATTTCTAATCATGAACCCAGCATACGTTCACATAACTAAAGAATCAAAAGAAATCTATAATGAATGGTGTCAAAAATATAATCCTAAAGGAATATATTCAATAGGTCGATATGGTTCATGGACTTACTGCTCTATTGAAGATAATATTATAGAAGCCCAACAAACAGTCAAAATTTTAAACAATTAACTAATATTTATATCATATGGAAACAAAAGTTTTAACACAAGAAGAACTTACACAATTAAAAAATCTTCAAACTAGACAAAATAATCTACTAATGGATTTAGGTTCAATTGAGTATAGAATATCATTACTAGAACAAACAAAAAATGATCTAAAATCTCAAGTATTAGAGGTTGAAAGACTAAATAATGAATTAGGAGCTCAATTAACTCAAAAATATGGTAATGGAACTCTTAATTTAGAAACTGGAGAAATTACTATAGGATAATATTCTGTTTGTTTTAAAGTTATATTTAATGGTTATAGTTTTTGGGAGAGATCCTACATATTTATAATAAAACTAAAAATATAACTTTGCAATGGCAGAAACTTTAATTTCACCTGGAGTATTAGCTAGAGAAAATGACCAGTCATTTATCACGCAACAACCTGTAACTGTAGGAGCAGCTATTATAGGCCCAACTGTAAAAGGCCCATACCAAATTCCTACTGTAGTTACTACTTACTCAGATTACTTAAATAAGTTTGGTGGATCTTTCCTAAGTGGTGGTCAAGAATACAGCTATTTTACTCAAATTGCTGCTTACAATTATTTCCAACAAGGTGGACAAAGCCTATTGATAGCTAGAGTAGCTTCAGGATCATGGGCTTCTGCCACAGGATCTATTTTAGCTATTAACACCTCAGCTTCATTTACTTTAAAGACTATCTCTGAAGGCACTATCATGAATAGTGTAGGACCAACAGGTTCAAATGGTACTTTAGATAGTGGATCTACTGATAACATCAGATGGCAAATCACTAACGTAGATACTGGTTCAGGTCAATTTAGCTTACTAATTAGACAAGGTAATGATACAACTACAGAACCAATTGTACTTGAAACTTGGACTAACCTATCACTTGATCCAACCCAAGATAATTACATTGCTAGAGTAATTGGTGATAGTTATCAAACATATGATTCAGTTGAAAATTATGTAAAAGTAGTTGGTAGCTTCCCAAATAATTCTAGATATGTTTACGTATCAACTGTAGCTAATCCTACTCCATTCTATTTTGATAATAATGGTGTAGCTAAAGCTGCATTTACTCCATACATGCCTGCGACTGCTAGTGGTGCATTTGGTGGTGGTTTAGGAGACTTATATTACGCTTCAGGTCCTGCTTTATACTACTCAGCGTCAAATGGTACCACAAATCTTCAAGGTATAAATGCTACTGATTATAATGAAATGATCACATTAATGTCTAATCAGGATGATTACAGATTTAATGTAATTTCAGTTCCTGGTTTAACATTACAAGACAATACAGCTCAAACAACAGCTTTAGTAAATGTAGTTCAATCTAGAGGTGATGCTATTGCAGTACTTGATCCTAGCCCATATGATGCAAAAATTACACAAGTAATTACAGATGCTTCAGCTGTAAATAGTTCATATGCCGCCGCATATTGGCCATGGTTACAAACAATTGATCCAGGTACTGGCCAGTTAGTATGGGTACCAGCTTCAACTATGATTCCGGCTGTATACGCGTTTACTGACAGTGTATCTGAACCATGGTTTGCACCTGCTGGAATTAACCGTGGTGGATTAGATACTGTAGTAAGAGCCGAAAGAAAACTAAGCCAAACTAACCGTAATGATCTATACACAGGTAATATAAACCCAATTGCAACCTTCCCCGGTACTGGAGTTGTAGTATATGGTCAGAAAACATTACAGAAAAAAGCATCTGCACTTGATCGTGTAAATGTACGTAGATTGTTAATCGCACTTAAGTCTTACATCTCTCAAGTAGCAAACAACTTGGTGTTTGAACAAAACACAATTGCTACAAGAAACCAATTCTTAAGCCAAGTTAACCCATACTTAGAATCAGTTCAACAACGTCAAGGTTTATATGCATTTAGAGTAATTATGGATGATTCCAATAACACTCCAGATGTAATTGATAGAAACCAGTTAATCGGTCAGATCTATCTACAACCAACTAAGACTGCTGAATTCATTTACTTAGACTTCAACATCTTACCAACTGGAGCAACCTTCCCAGGTTAAAAGTTGTAATTGATAATATTTATAATAAAATAAATAATATAGCAAAATGGCAGTATTAGACCCAAACGAAATATTTTTCACAGCGTTTGAACCAAAACAGGCGAACCGCTTTATCATGTACATTGATGGTATTCCATCATACACAATTAAAGCAATCGGTGCTGTAAC